GATGTTCGACGTCCTGCGGTTCATCGCCTACCACCGCTACGACCTGGTGATCGTCGAGAACGTCGTCGACATCGCCGTCGCCGCGAAGTACGCCCTCGCGTGGCACGTGTGGCGTGAGCAGCTCACCGCGCTCGGGTACCGGCACCGCGTCGTGTCGCTCAACTCGATGCACGCGCAGGCGTTCGGCACCCCAGCGCCGCAGTCCCGCGACCGCGTCTACATCGTGTGCTGGCCCGAGCACCGCCCGGCCCCAGACGTCGAGCGGATCTTGCGACCGCGCGCGTACTGCCCGAAGTGCTCGGCCGTCGTCGAGTCCCGCCAGTCGTGGAAGAACGGCCGCACGGTCGGCAAGTACGGGCAGCAGTACGTGTACGTCCACGGGGCGTGCGGCACGGTCGTCGAGCCCGCGTGGCTGCCGGCCGCGGACGCGATCGACTGGTCCATCCCCGGTGAGCGCATCGGCGACCGCCTCAAGCCGAAGACCCGCGCCCGGATCGCCGCCGGGATCGCCCGCTACTGGGGGCCGATCCAGCTGGACACCGACGAGACGCAGCGCGCGAACACCTACGACGCCGCGGACCCGAACCACCCGCGGCACGGCGACCCCGACGCGTACTACCGGGCGTGGCCCACGGACGACCCGATCCGCACCCTGAACACCCGCGAGTGCAAGGCCCTCGCGGTGCCGACCGAGGGCCGCGCGGACCAGTGGCGGGCGCAGACCCTCGACCTGCCGCTGCGCACCCAGACCGCACGGCAGGACCTCGCGCTCGCCCGGGCCCCGTTCGTGTCCGAGCTCCGCGGCGGCGGGTCGGTCGCGCACTCCACCGCCGAGCCGATGTCAACCGTGTCCGCGGGTGGGAACCACCACGCGCTCGTCATGACGAACCAGCGGCAGAACAGGGCGCGGATGACCACCGAGCCGATGCCCACGTTCACGACCGCGACGGGCGGCGGCTCCGGCCTGATCCAGGACGCGCTGTTCGACGCGTACTACGGCAGCGCCCGCGAGGCCCACCCCGTCACCGCACCCCTGTCCACCGTCACCACCATCGACCGGCACGCCCTCGTCCACCGGCACAACACCGGCGGCGCCGAGATGACCACCCCCGCCACCCAGTACCTCCGCACCCTCACCGGCGGCGGCAACGTCTCCCTCCTGCGGCCACCGCGCCGCACCGTCACCGCAGCGGACCTCCGCGCCGCCGAAGAGATGCTCCCCGACGTCCTGTTCCGCATGTTCCGGCCCCACGAGGTCGCCGTCGGCATGGCGTTCCCCGCCGACTACGACTGGACCACCGCCCGCGACGAGAAGGGCCGCCAGGCCAACAACCGCGACCTCGTGCGCATGGCCGGGAACGCCGTAACCCCGCCGGCAGCGCGCGACCTGATCGGCATGGCCGTCGAGTACCTCACCGGCCGCACGATCGACCTCGCCGCCTGGGACGCCTGGGAGGTGGCAGCGTGACCACCTACCCCGAGTTCGTCGCGGGCAAGGTCCGCTTCGACAGCGCGTGCGGGTTCGACATCGACCCGGGCGATGTGCACGAGCTGCTCATGCCCCACCAGCGCGACATCGTCCGGTGGGCGGTCCGCGGCGGCCGGCGCGCGATCTTCGCGGCGTTCGGGCTGGGCAAGTCCCTCATGCAGATCGAGACGCTCCGGCTCACGCTCGAACGGTCCGGGGGCGCCCGGGCGCTGATCGTCTGCCCGCTCGGCGTCCGCGCCGAGTTCGCCCACGACGCCGCGATGGTCGGCCAGGAGACCCGGTTCGTGCGATGGTCCGCCGAGGTCGACGGGCCCGGGCTGTACGTCACGAACTACGAGTCGGTGCGCGACGGCCGGCTCGACCCGGGCCTGTTCGACGCCGTGAGCCTCGATGAGGCGTCCGTCCTGCGGTCCTTCGGGTCGAAGACCTACCAGTCGTTCCTCGCCCTGTTCGACGCTGTCCCGTTCCGGTTCGTCGCGACGGCCACGCCATCGCCGAACCGGTACAAGGAGCTCATCCACTACGCCGGGTACCTCGGCGTCATGGACACCGGTCAGGCCCTCACCCGGTTCTTCCAGCGCGACTCCACCCGGGCGGGGAACCTCACGCTCTACCCGCACAAGGAGCGCGAGTTCTGGCTGTGGCTGAACACGTGGGCGTGCTTCATCCAGAAGCCGTCCGACCTCGGGTACTCCGACGACGGGTACGACCTGCCCGACCTCGACGTGCGGTTCCACGAGGTCGCGGTCGACCTCGCCGACGGCGTGACGGTCGACCGCGACGGGCAGGCGCACCTGTTCCGAGACTCCGCGCTCGGTGTCACCGAGGCCTCGCGGGAGAAGCGCGACACGATCGACGTGCGGGTCGCCAAGGCGGCCGAGCTCGTCGCCGAGGCGCCCGGCGAGCACTTTGTGCTCTGGCACGACCTCGAGGCCGAGCGCCACGCGATCACCCGTGCCATCCCCGGTGTCGTCGAGGTCTTCGGCTCCCAGGACCTTGAGGCCCGCGAGCAGGCTATCGCGGACTTCTCGGCCGGCCGCACCCGGCTCCTGGCGACCAAGCCCGTGCTGTCCGGGTCCGGCACGAACCTCCAGCGCCACTGTCACCGTGCGATCTACGTCGGCGTCGGCTTCAAGTTCAACGACTTCTTCCAGTCCATCCACCGCCTGCAGCGTTTCCAGCAGCCGCACCGCGTGCGCGTCGACATCATCCACGCCGAGTCAGAGCGGGAGGTCGTGCGCACCTTGCAGGCCAAGTGGGCCCAGCACAAGGAGCTGACCTCGACCATGTCGTCGATCATCCGCGAGTTCGGCCTCGACCAGGACGCCATCAACGCCGCCCTGACCCGCTCTCTCGGCGTCGAGCGCGCCGAGGCCGCCGGCCACGGGTGGACGGCCGTCAACAACGACTGCGTCGACGAGACCGCTCGCATGCCCGAGAACGCGGTCGACCTGATCGTCACCTCGATCCCGTTCGCGAACCACTACGAGTACACGCCCGCCTACGAGGACTTCGGGCACACCGACGACAACGCGCACTTCTGGGCGCAGATGGACTACCTCACCCCCCAGCTGCTCCGCGTCCTGCGGCCCGGTCGGATCTACGCCTGCCACGTCAAGGACCGGATCCTGTTCGGCAATGTCACGGGCGCCGGCGTCCCGACCGTCTCGCCGTTCCACGCCGAGGCCATCGACCACACGCGCCGGCACGGCTTCGACTACCTCGGGATGATCACCGTCGTCACCGACGTCGTCCGCGAGAACAACCAGACCTACCGCCTCGGCTGGTCCGAGATGACCAAGGACGGCACGAAGATGGGCGTCGGCTCGCCCGAGTACGTGCTCCTGTTCCGCAAGCCTCAGAGCGACCGCACCCGCTCCTACGCCGACACCCCGGTCACCCACGACAAGACCGAGTACTCCCGGGCCCGGTGGCAGGTCGACGCGCACGCGTTCTGGCGCTCGTCCGGGCAGCGGCACCTCACCCCCGACGAGCTCGCCGCGCTCCCTGTCGAGCAGCGCTCGAGGCTGTTCACCGAGCAGACCCTCCGCGAGGTCTACGACTACGAGACGCACGTGCGCATCGGCGAGCACCTCGACGCCAAGGGCGCTCTCCCGGCGACGTTCATGTCCCTCGCGCCCGGGTCGTGGGCGCCGGACGTGTGGCACGACGTGAACCGGATGCTCACCCTCAACGGCGAGCAGAAGGCCAGGAACCTGGCCATGCACGTGTGCCCGCTGCAGTTCGACATCGTTGACCGCCTCATCGAGCGGTACTCCAACCCCGGAGACCTCGTCATGGACCCGTTCGGTGGGCTCATGACCGTGCCGCTGCGCGCGAACCTCGCCGGCCGCGACGGCCTCGGCATCGAGCTCAACGCCGGGTACTGGCTCGACGGCGTGAAGTACCTGCAGGCCGCCGAACGCGACCGCGACATGCCCACCCTGTTCGACCTCGACGGGGAGGGCGCGGCATGACCACCATCGACACCCTCCTGACCATCGCGCCCCGGAACCTCGACGACGACGCGTACCGGGCCCGCATCGAGGCCAGGCGTGAGCGCGCGCACCACTTCAAGGCGATCGACACCGCGGCCATCGCGTCGTTCTCCAAGCCGCAGCCGCGACCGCGACCCGCGAAGAAGACACGCACGCGCACCACGACGACGAGGCACGCCGGTACCGCAGCACTCGCCGCCGGCACGACACCGTGCGACACCTGCAAGCGGCCCATGCGACCACACCACACGCCCGCCGCGGACTGGCCCGGGACCATCGAGCGCAAGACGAACCACGAGTGCGCGACGTGCTACCAGCGTCGCTACCGCGGGTCGAAGCCGCGACCCGAGCCCCTGCCCGACCGACGCCCCTGCGCGTCCTGCGGGTACCCGACGCGCTCCTCCAAGACGCGCGCCGCCGACGCATCCGGCACCAGGCAGCGCAAGACGAAGGACCTGTGCGGCTCGTGCTTCGTCCGGGGGCGCAAGGCCGCAGAGCGAGGCGCCGCATGACCACCCCGCGCGAGCAGGTCGCGCTCATCACCTCGATCACCGCCCACGCGACCGGCGACAACGACGACCAGGTCCTAGCGGAGGTCCAGCTCGCCCTCGACGGCGCCACGATCACCGACCTCACGGCCCTGCGGAGGATGCGCTCATGAGGATCAGGAGCACGAAGCCAGAGTTCTGGCGCAGCGCCCGCGTGGCGTCGGTGAGCTGGGACGCGCGCCTCGTCTTGAAGGGCCTCGAGTCCTACGTCGACGACAACGGGGTCGGGAAGGACGACGTCGCGCTGATCGTCGGCGACGTGTTCCCTCGCGACATGCTCGCGAGCCCTCGCGAGACCGCCGCGAGGGTGTCCGAAGCGATCTCCGACCTCCACCGGGCCGGTCTGCTGTGGCGCTACGAGGCCGACAGCACCCCGCTGCTGTTCATCGCGTTCTGGGAGGACGTGCAGCGCATCGACAAGCCCGGCAAGGGGCGTTTGCCCAGGCCAGACGGCACCTTCGACTACGGCGCCTCACGGATTCGCGAGAGTGTCGCGAGCCCTCGCGAGAGTCTCGCGCCTGGAACAGGGGAACAGGGGAACAGGGGAACAGGGGCAGGAACTGCATCGCTCACAGCTGACGCGGCGAGCGCGCGCCCGTCGGACCCCACCCCGCTCACCCCGCGGCGCTTCGACGAGTTCTGGTCCGCGTACCCACGCAAGGTCGGCAAGGACCGCGCGCGCACCGCCTACTGGTCGGCGTGCCGGCGCACCGACGAGCAGGCCGTCATCGACGGCGCCTACCGCCTCGCCGCCGACCCGAACCTCCCCGAAGCGCAGTTCATCCCCCACCCCACGACGTGGCTCAACCGCGGCGGCTGGGACGACGAGCCCCTCCCTGCCCGCGTCGACCCACGCACGCAGGGCGAGCGGCCACGGCCGGGCGCATCCGTGTGGGACCGACCAGTCGGGGGCCACCAGTGACCGACACCCGCCTCTCCCACGAGGAAGCCGAACGCCACGTCCTCGGCGCGTGCCTGACCACCCGGACCGCGATCGACGACACCCAGGCCATCGTCGAGCCCGGGGACTTCCACGCCCACAAGCACGAGGTCATCTACGCGGCGATCTGCCAGATGCACGCCCGCGGCGACGCAGTCGACCCGCTCACCGTCGCAGCAGACCTGCGCCGCACCGGCGACCTCGACAAGGTCGGCGGGCCCCTGTACCTCGCCGACCTGTACGCCACACCCCCGGTCACGTCGAACGCCGGGTACTACGCCCGGATCGTCCGCGACCAGGCCGTCCTGCGGCGCCTCCACGCGTTCGGGACCCGCACCACCCAGCTCGCCGCGACGTCCGAAGGCGACGTCGACGAGCTCGTCGAGGCCGCCCGTGCCGAGCTCGACACCGTCACCCGCGCCACCGCGACCACCGGGTGGGTCGCGACGGACATCGACGCGACCCTCGAAGAGCTCGAGCACCCCACGCCCACCGTGCCCACCCCGTGGGCCGACCTCAACCACCTCATCGGCGGGTGGGCGCCCGGCCGGCTCTACGTCATCGGCGCCCGCCCCGCCGTCGGGAAGACCACCATCGCCCTCAACGCCGTCGAGCACCTCGCAACCACCGCGCCCGTCGCGCTGAACACCCTCGAGATGTCCAAGGCCGAGATCCACTTCCGGCTCATCGCCGCCATGGCGCAGATCCCGCTCACCCGCCTCAACGAGCACACCCTCACCGAACGCGACTGGCGGCTCATCGCCGAGCACCGCGCCGACTTCGCGAACCTCCTCCTGTCCGTCGACGACCGGTCCACCGTCACCCCCACCGACGTCGCGTCCCACGCCCGGACCGTCGCCCGCCGGCACAACGGCACCATCGGCGCCGTCGTCGTCGACTACCTGCAGCTCATGGCGTCCACGAACCGCGTCAAGGGCGTCAACCGCGAGCAGGAGGTCGCCGGGTTCTCCCGTCGCCTCAAGGTCCTCGCCCGCGAGCTCCGCTGCCCGGTGATCGCCCTGTCCCAGCTGAACCGGTCCTCCGAGGCGCGGATGGACAAGCGCCCCACCATGGCGGACCTGCGCGAGTCCGGGGCGATCGAGCAGGACGCGGACGTCGTGATCCTCCTGCACGTCGAGGAAGACCACCCCGAGGACCTGCTCGTCGCGGTCGCGAAGAACCGCCACGGGCAGCCCGGGTCCCTGACCCTCGACCGCAACGGAGCCCTCGCG